TGAACTGCCAACTATGTTCCCAGTCCACTCCAGTATCGTCCGCTACTTCATGACTCCGGAGGACTTCTCGCGACACACCAACGTTCCTAAGGCCTCGATGGTGTGGTGTGAGATGCGCAACGGACGTCCCATCCTGCGGTATTACGATTCGAATTTGATGGTTGCTCAGCAATCACGATTCTTCGACCTGCAGGAAAAGGGGCAGGTTCTTCAAATCCGTGACTTCTACCTTCACGGTTTTGAGACTGTCAACGGAGATTGTGGAGCCCTGATCATTGCCTTTGACCCTGCTATGCAAAACAAGATCTGTGCAATGCACATGGCTGGATTCGACGGAGAACACTTCACTGGAGCGGCTGTCGCACTCCACACCGGAGTAATCGGAGCCCTTCTGGACGGTATTCGCCCACTTCTGAAACACCGAGCGTCGTTGTTCGATGGTACAGTTCCCGGCGTAGTCTCAGGAGGTATCCAAGTTGAAGACGGCGAGATCACCTTGGTGACGAAAATTCCGGAAGGTTTCATGTACATCGGCCAAGTCGAGAACCCCGTGTTCGAGAACACCCGAACAACACTCAGGAAGTCGCCAGTGTACGACATCTGTGGACCTGTGAAAAAGAAGCCAGCCTACCTGGCTCCTTTCAAGCAGGGTGATATGGTGATTGACCCCAGGATGATGGCGATGAAGAAAGCAGCCGGGCCGAATATGCGTGTACACCCCCAGTTTTTGGAAGAAGCACTTAACAGTGTGAAACAGAAGATCAACTCCCAGGTCCGCCTCTCTGACTGCCGCGTCCTAACGTTTCAAGAAGCGATCGCCGGTATTGCCGGTGATGACTGCTACCCTCCAATCAACAGGACAACATCACCCGGTTACGGCTGGACGAAAATCGGTAAAGGTAAGACACGATGGCTCGGTACTGACGACTATATGTTCGATCACCCAGATCTAGTCGCTGCGTACAATGATGGCATGGCGAGGCTACGACGAGGAGAGCGCCTGGGCAAGTTTTGGACAGACACCATGAAGGACGAACTCCGTCCTATCGAGAAGGTTGACCAGGGCAAGACTAGGCTGTTCTCTGCCGGTGAGATGGTGCAAACTATCATTCTCCGGCAGTACTTCGATGGCTTTGCCGCGCACATGGCACGGAATCATACCTATGTCGAGAGTTGCGTCGGAATCAACGTGTACTCAATGGACTGGGAACTGTTGGCTCGGAGGTTGCAGCGGAAGGGGAGAGCCGTCGTGGCAGGTGATTTCACCAACTACGATGGTTCTCTCCCTGCGTCTGTGATCTGGGCCACGCTGGATGTGGTAGAAGATTTCTATGCCAAGGCTCCTGGTGATCCTGAAGACATGGAGATCCGTACATTGCTCTGGCTCGAGATTGTGAATTCTATCCACATCTCGGGCAAGGACGTGTATGTGTGGACACACGGTCAGCCATCTGGATGTCCCTTCACCTCGCTCCTCAACTCCGTTGTCCACAGTATTGTGGTGCGCGTTGTGTTTCTGCTCTGTGCAGAGAAATACGCACCTCAGTACTGTTCGATGGCGGCTTTTGAGGAACATGTGAACCATAACAACTACGGTGACGATGACGTCACGAACATCAGTGATGAAATCCTCCCGTGGTTCAACCAGATCACACAAGCTGAGATGTACGCAACGTTTGGAATGACGTACACAGACGAGGCCAAGACAGGAGAAATGGTTTCCCACAGGTACCTCGGGGATATTGCCTTTCTCAAGCGGAAGTTTCGGTGGGACGCTGATCAAGCGCGACATCGGGCACCGCTCGAGTTGGACACGATTCTCGAGATGCCGTGTTGGAACAAGACCCGGACAGACAGCCAAGCAGCTCTCACTGCGCTAGTGTTGCAAGATGCCGTTTACGAACTCTCACAACACTCGCGACAGATCTGGAACCTGCACTACCCCAAACTCGACGCCGCACGAAGC